CATTTTTGCTCGTGAAGATAACAAAGTAATCCAGCAGAAAAAAAAATACTTCAGACGCCCGTTAAAAGTAGCAGATATGATCGAGAAAATAGACGAGAGTGGACTTCCAAAACTTGAAAGGGCTGATTTGATAAGAGCTATAACTGGAAATATTAGTACGAATATATCTCCATTTGATTTATTGAGACTTGCAGGAGGAATACCTATGGGGAATTTACCCAATAGTGGAAATAATATAATAACTAATTATGATGATACAATTAGTCGTTATGGCTGGTATAATAATACTTCAGCAAGTAATAGCCAATACGCCCCCAAAAATTCTGCTGGTATTTTTTTCCGAATTAATGTTACTCATGCTAAAGTTACTTTCTTTTTTCCTACTGTTATCACAGGAGAAAAACGATTATGGTACAGAATTGATGGGGAAACTTGTATTGAATTATGATTTCTATATCAGTTATCAATAGTGTGTTGGATATTTATAGGGGCACATAGCCCCTATAAATATGTTTTTAACCAGTAAATTCTATTTTTCTCCATGGTCCCCAAGTTGTTCCATCATGAAATGAACGAACATATAACATGGAATAGCTTGCAGGGGATGAAAAGCGTTGTAAAATCCAATCTTTAGAATGAAATAAAGTCTCTAATATTGCAAGTCGATCAATGGGTGCATTTTCCCACGAAGATGAGGTGATAATACTGGTTCTCTTAATGGAATTACAATCAACAGTAGTCCCATAGG